AATCTATCGCACCGCCCTTTAAAGCTAACAAACGAAAGTTAATACGCATAAAGCCACGACGATAGAACGGACATTTGGTGGTATCACCAAGGCTGTTTGTCATAGGACTATGACAATAACTAAAAGAAACCACCCCCCCTCTGGGCAGGAAGGATCTCGCCCTTCCGCCGCAGAGGCCCCCCCCCCCTCACTACTCCACCGAACAGTGAGGCTCGCCCTTGTTTTCGGGGTCGTTGGGACAATATGGAAGATACGGTATTATGTATGCAACTCGATAAGAGTTCCACAATACCGAACGATGAAGATCATTCTTCTAGGTTTAACAACCGCATATGCAGCCGATAAGCTCATAACTGCCATTGTCTCCAACACGATCCTGTCGAGGACCATTTGCTATTTTCGCAATATAGCCGATCATATTGAATCTCAAAGTACGACTAGAGCTCTTCATGAAGATGATGAAATGGTCTCCGGGCAGAGAAACAAGGAATGTGCGATCATCCAACACCAGCTTTCGAGTTGGAATAGGATACAATCTGCCGTCCCGTTCGCGCGATTATACCAGTCGAACTCCCGTTACTGGGAGGGGTCACAGTACGCTCGTCTAACTACGGGCCGCTTTGTCGAACACAAAGCGGCTAAGATAGAACGATATGCTGTGTGCGACTACTTTACTGAAGTTGCCCTCTCTTTCGGTCGGGAACCGTATTGGAACCAGATATCGCCGGACAAAGCTCGCCAGGGTAAGGTCGGCCAGAAATTAACAATCTGGCCTAAAGATCTGAGGTCATTGAGTAAACATGATGTGTTTGACGCCAACAAACACGTATATTGTATCATCGATAACTCATACTTAGATCTGCCGGCGACCCTTTTGACACTTCCAGACCATGCCATGGTCTTTATATACGACTATCAATACCGATGTCAAGGTAATTTAGATAATAACGGATCGTACTACGTATGTGACGATGAAGTCATAACCACTCTTACTGGTTCTCCAGGCCCCTCCTACAAAGAGAAGGCTTGGATGCTGGAGGGCGACGCCATCAACGTCTTCGGACCCAGTCAACATTTTGATGATTGGTTCGCGGGCCCATGCATGTACGCAAATGCACTCAGTGAAACGGTTTTCGGATTCACAATTTTGCCGCATTATTCCTTTATCTTTAAGCGCTATCGAGTTCACAAACGACTCCAGGGCCTAGCTCCTGGCCGTTCGATGCGCTTTCTCTTACCTATCTGTCGACCACTTGTGGGCCCGGCTGCCCTCTCTCTAAGCGAAAGAGGGGGTAGCGAGGCCTTACGCCGAACAGTGTTCGCAGACCCGGAGGCACCAGGATACAATCGCACGACCTGGTGCAATGAAGACTATATGTGTAACAAAGACACCAAGGATAAGTTCAGACTATCCAACCGCCAAGCTGTGACCTGGCATAACGTTCAACGCAACGGAATGCCAATAAGTTGCAATGTGCCTGACGGTCTCTTTGGAAGCATACTGTCCTACGCTTTCTGCCGTCACCGTAACAAGTCATGTCCTGTGATTTCCACTATTAAGCAAATGATCGAGATTTATTTCGAGAATGAGCTGCCGAAACACAGGATAAATGATGCCGAAAGGCTCAGCATGGCGAATATTATGGCCGACTACGCAAAAGCGAACTCCGGTGAAGCATATCGGAACGTTGATTTCACGAGGTACTCCCGAAACTACCTGTCGATTCGGGATGCCCCAGTGGATGGAATACAGGACGTATATACCTATTGTCAGAAGGTACCCTTCTGGGATAAATATGGAGACCTCAAGATGTGGAGGTCCATGTTGAAATCCTGGAACACCCCTGTTCTAGAGCAATTGCCAAGTTGCCCCAGTAGAACCCGTCAGAACGATCTAGCAGCAGCGCTGTTCCGCATCGTCATGACTCAATTTGAAGTCAAAACGGGTAATGCTATCTTACACTCCAAAGACATCCATTTGAACCATCCGAAGTTTCCAGGAGACTTACGACGGCTTATGATAGCTCTTCCCGACCTTTTAGTGGGGGAAGGACATGGTAAGCTGACGCCAGCATCTCTGGACGACATCTTCGAATGGCAATCATCCACGGTGAGGAGAAGAAGGTTTGTAGACGGTACAGACGAACCTTACTCTTTCCTCCGTCCAGCTCTTGCCAAGACCGGCCTGAGAACGCTGTTTGTGAAGGGAGAAAGTTACAACGAGTCGGGCAAACACCCTCGTTGTATCACTCCTGCAGACGACAACGAAGTGCTATGCATCTTTTCCAAATTTGTATTGCCTTTCGTCAAGTCGCACATGTCCAACAAGGACTGGTATGGATTCGGTAAAACACCCTGCGAGATTGCAAATCATGTTGCCAAGATTTGTTCAACGAGGGGTGTGAATAGTGTTAACCTGGGTGACTTAAGTAGGTGTGATGGTCGCACGTGTAGTGCGATCTATCAACTTGAATACTTCTGCCTTTTACGAGCTTACGACGTGAAGTACCATCACGAAATCAGTTCGTTGTTCTTCAACGAAATATTCCGCACAGCCAGAGTTGCGGGGTATAGGCTTCCAACCTTGTCCGCCAGACCGTCGGGCTATCCTGACACTTCTATGGGTAACACCCTGAAAGTGCTCTTGATTTGTACTCTTACGACAATGAGACATTATAAGATTGGAACCCGAGAAGCATATGAACGTTTTGAACGTCATTGCATTATCGGAGGGGACGACGCCTTAATGGCTAACGTTCCTGCCGCTGATTTCACTGATGCTGCTGCCTCTTTAGGAGACGTCGCTAAGTCAACCATCGTTGCAAAAGGCAGTTACGGTGTAGAATTTTTGGGAAGACAATTTCTTGAAACCGTCTGGTGGGGTAACCCAACATCACATGCAGATGTAAACAGACAACTCTTGAAACTTCACCTGGGGTGGAAACCTCATGTGGGCTCTCCTGAGTATTACGGATTCCTCAAATGCCGCGCTTACCACACAACTGATGCCAGAACGCCGATTCTGGGCCCATATACGCGAAACTACATCATCGCGTACTTGGGGTTATTTAACCATCCATTTGTGAAGAACTTGGAAAGCGAAGGCAAGATCTGTGAACCCAGTGAGAATCTCTACCAAATTCTTGAACACAGTACTGTATTAGGCCCGGATGTAGGCCGTATCACTTTAGGCAGTGATCAGATCCGAGCCCCCTACTTTGTCACCCATTGGGACCAATTTGTCTTCGATGTTCAGTGGCCTCAACAGCCATTCACGCTCAACGACGAGCGCTTGCCCCGGGGCTTCGACCGGGGCAACTTCAATTTTACATTGGAGCATTGTTACAATGAGAGTCGGAAGGTCCATGACGTCCTACAGCGTCAAGGAATTACTGACTTTACATCGGAGATGAGAGAGAAAATGGCAGCCCCATTTCTGGAATTCGCGTTTAGCAGTCCAGCTAACGCATACGCACTACTTCCAGAGGCGCCCATCTGTGACTTTCATAGTTCGCATATGGGATTTGTCAAGGGGATGTACTCCTCTCTCGGCACTGTTGAATTTGGTACTAACTCTACAATTTCAGATTTGGAATTTAGAGAAACCGGACAGGTCAACACGAGGCGATGGGGCGCGCCTCGTGGGATCAGGGTTCCCCCTGCACTCAACGTACACAAGCTACTTTTTGGGACCGGCGTAACGGAAGTCTTTACGAGACGGAAACCTATCGCTGAAAAGAAGAGCATGAGTCAGACGGATACCGGGAGCCAACGCTCTGATCCCACAGGTTCTTCTGACGAAGAAATCTATCTCGAGGACCAAGCTCCAACTGCAAAGGCAGTGGAGGCAATGAGACGTAGAGATATGAGCAGGAAGAAGTTAAAAGCATCTTCCAGTCAGAAGAATCGTCGGCGGGGGGGACCCTCCCCCACCGGCTCCGCCCGGGCGTAAGCCCGGGCACGTTGTATGAGTGGGGTGCCAGTGTGTCGCCCCTCGATTTCCTTAATTGTTATCGCTAAAGTAACTATTGAGATTTTAACGAATTCAACGTACTAAAACGAAAATCAAAATTAACATAACTATTTCAACAAACCTTCAAGACCAGAATAATAAGCAAGTATGGTGCGTTTACGCCGAAGGCGGGTGCGCGTGCGACAACGCCGCAACCAACAAGCCAACGCTAGAGCCAATAATGCCGCAAGAACCCTTCAGGGAGCCTTCCGGCGTCGTAGAGCTCGCCGAGCTGGTGCTCGGCGACCCAATCGAGGCCCTGGCAACGGACGAATCGCCGCCTACGCTAACATGCTTGCTGATCCGTGTAATGCAGTGCTTATACCAGGTATTCACGGGGACCATGAAGGCACTCTGTCAAGGACGAAGATCCAGTACACTTTCGCAGGCCACGACGGCCCCGTCGACCCCGCCGACAACTCGGCGCCGACATGCGGATACCTACTCTGGGATCCTAATTTCTTCTCAGCTGGAAACACTCTCGATAGAGTCTCCACTTCCTCTAACAATACGAGACGCCTCCTAACGGGGAACGTCTTCGCTTGGGCATCTAACAATGCTGACAAATCACCGGCAAACAGCAAGTACTACCAGTACGGCTGCAACTCGCGTGCTAGGAACCTCCCCGGCGGAGGTATAGACTATCCTGGCCCAATCGGTGTGGGAACTGACGACTCCGATGGTTTCAGTTATAACCCTTTTCAGACGTTCATGACTGGGTTGGAACTCGACCGTCATACAGCAATGTATGCGGCCGACCCTGCTGCTAAATTTATGGACAATGCAGTAGCACGAGACGCTAGACTCATCTCTGCTTGTATGCGTTTAACCAACGCAGGCAAGTTGGGGGACGTTTCTGGCCAGATCGGTTTCGTAAACAACATCCCTACTGCGGCCTTAGCCGGCTTGCAGTACGGATCGTACAAAACGAAAGAAGAATGGGAGCTGGACACGGCAGTAATGCCACCTCCTTCCGTCAATCAGCTCTTTCAAGTCATTAACGAGACTGAAAGACTATCGATCCAAACTAAAGAAGTCATTCACAAACCCACGGAAGTCTCTGTAATGGAGACCTACAAGGTGACTGCCGACGCCCCTTTGCTATCAACCGTACGTTATCATGACGTGAACGGCACGACATTCTCTGCCGCAGGTTGGTATTCATCTACGGACGTCGCCGACCCCCAAACCGTCTCGAGCCCCGAAGCCGTAACGAAAATGTCTGCACAGGAACTCATGTTTCCTGGTAGTTGTTTCGGTTTTATCTGGCGTAATGTAGATGGCGGTACACCACTTATCTTCGATCTTGTCAAAGCTTTCGAATGGCGCGCAAACCCACAGCAAGGTTTCGCCGCAGTAATTCCCAAGCAAATTGGCAAGTCCAAAGTCGAAGAAGCCCAATCCATCCTGGACCGGATGGGCAACTGGTACAACAAAACCCTTGGTCAACACGATCTCGGCGAGCAAATAGCTACAATTTCCAAAACCGGAATGGCTACTGCCGCTCAGAAGTTCGCTGTACAAGGAATGTTGATGGGAAGCCGCTATATGCAAGGCCGATTTACCGGAACAGCACTAACGAATCGCAATAATAATCCTGGCGTCCGTTGGTAAGTTTATTTATTTATTTATAACACATTAGGTATGACCAATGCTGAAGTATACCGGTCCGTAGTAAGATTAATCTACGGGCACACAGAGTACCCGCTCTAACCTGGGC